TGTCGCCCTGTTCTTTCAGATTCGGATTTGCCTCATCGTAACGGCTGTAAATATATATCAGGCGGTTTTTCTCATCACGGTCAACCTTCATTTTGTCAGGCATCAAAGGGTATAGCCCTAAAACATCACCTCTGCCGTTTCGGATAATCTGTGCATAGGCATTGCCGTAAATCAGCAGATGTGACATTAAGGTTTCTCGGAAAACAAAAGAAGTCATTTCAGGATTTGGCTGGTCGTGGAGTAAAAAATAAAGCGGATGCTGTGGCACTCGCTCTTTTCCGCTATCGTTGTATTTGTACACATGAAGCGGCAGCTGTGCAATTGCTTCTGACAGAACCCGCACACAGGCATAGACCGCAATATGCTGCAAAGCTGTTCTATCGGTGACTCTTTTTCCTGCATTGCTTCTGCCGAAAAAATATGTGTATGACGGGCTGTCGTAGCTGTTGGTCGGCTTATCTCTGGACTTAAAGAGCCCGCTGAAAATTCCCATAAAAATCAATTCCTTTCAGAGGGTTGTTTTTTTGGTGTGGATGTGGTATACTTAAATATGAAATCGAGTAAATTTTTCGATTAAGTCATATAGCTTAGGAGTAAGATAAATGTGTTTTGAAGATGAATTCATGGATAAGCAGTCGGAAATTATTTCTTTGTACAAAGAAGCAGCAAGTGCTAAATCGGAACTACTATACGTATACATTTATAATGATGATTCCCAGTCTTTAATTGCAAGTGCATACCGTGTTGATGAAAAAGTAGTTGGCAATGTAAAAGCGGGTGTATCCGACGAAATCGATAATAAGATCTATAATATTATAACAGAAGAAATAATGCCGGAATTGAATGAAATTTGCCAAAGATACAATAGAGAGATACCTGTTGTATTTAAATATACATACAACTTAAAAACAGGTTCTTTTGATTCTGAGTATTTGTATGCTAAAGATGTTGCTGAGGATTATGAATGTGGTACTGAAGCTTTGAAATGGATTAAATCGAGATAATTAAAACACCAGCATCTCCCTCATATCATAAACCGACTCCTCAGACACACATCCACAGCGGATTGCACGGTCGAGAGCCATAATCATGGCAACTGCACCGTCAATCTTCTCTGTGGATTTTTCTTTGTCAGGCTTGATATTTCCGGCAGGGTCTCTGCGAATAAAAATATTATCCATCATCCAGCGGAGAACCGGGTGACCGTTATGAGCAAGTGTCTGTTCAAGGGTAAGTTTCATCAATTCCTTGGTCGGTGGACTCATGTCTTTATATCCTTGTCCAAATTGTACCATCGTAAATCCCAACCCCTCCAGATTCTGTGACATCTGCACTGCACCCCAACGGTCAAAAGCAATTTCTTTGATATGGAATTTCTGCCCCAGTTCATCGATGAAGTTTTCGATAAAACCATAGTGAACCACATTTCCCTCAGTCGTTTTCAGGTAGCCTTGCCGTTCCCATACATCATATGGAACGTGGTCACGCCTTACTCTGAGGGGTAGTGTTTCTTCCGGCAACCAGAAGTAAGGTAAGATGTAATAATGCTCTTCATCTTCAGTGGGTGGAAAAACAAGCACAAAAGCTGTAATATCCGTTGTGCTGGAAAGGTCGAGTCCACCGTAGCAGATTCTTCCTTCCAGTTTAGATTCATCAAAATCCACCTTGCATTTGTCCCACTTTTCCATCGGCATCCAGCGGACAGCTTGTTTTACCCACTGATTTAAACGCAGTTGTCGAAAAGCGTTTTCTTCTCCCGGCGTTTCCTTTGCAGAATTACACGCCGCCACCACCTTATCCATGCCGATTGTTTTGTCCAGGCTTGGATTTGCCTTTTTCCACACCTTCGGGTCAGTCCAATCTTCCGATTCATCTGCACCATAAATAACCGGATAGAAAGTCGGATCATGCTTTCTGCCCTCCAGAATGTCCTTTGCCTTTTGATGAACTTCATAGCAGATGCTGTTGGTGTCCGTTCCGGCTGTGGTAATCAGGAAATACAAAGGCTGCATTCTCGCATCACCGGAACCTTTGGTCATAACATCAAAAAGCTTTCTATTCGGTTGCGTGTGAAGTTCATCGAACACGACCCCGTGGATATTGAAGCCGTGTTTGCTGTATGCCTCGGCGGAAAGCACCTGATAAAAGCTGTTTGTAGGAATGTACACGATGCGTTTTTGTGAGGTCAGAATCTTCACTCGCTTGGAAAGGGCAGGGCACATCCGCACCATATCCGCCGCCACATCAAATACAATGGCAGCCTGTTGACGGTCGGCGGCACAACCGTAAACTTCAGCTCTTTCCTCACCGTCGCCACAGGTAAGCAAAAGTGCAACAGCGGCGGCAAGTTCCGACTTACCATTTTTCTTCGGAATTTCAATGTAGGCAGTGTTGAATTGCCGATAGCCGTTCGGTTTCAGAACCCCAAACAGGTCACGGATTATCTGTTCCTGCCAGTCCAGCAGTTCAAATTTCTTCCCTGCCCAGGTGCCTTTGGTGTGGCTGAGGCATTCAATAAAAGAGACGGCATAGTCTGCCGCCTTTTTGTTATACTTGGAATCCTCCGCCATAAAACGGGTCGGTTTAAATCTTGCTATTGTTCTCACCCCCCAATAAAAAAGACCTGCCAAAAAGCAAGTCTGCATCATTTATTTTAACGCCCTCATGGGGCTGTTTTTTAATCGAGATTCTATTCCCATTGTAACCAGGTTACCATACAAAAGCAAGGATAGCAAGCGGCTAAACAGACAGAAAAATCAGAGAAATTTCGCCGTTTTCTTGTGTAAGATACACCAATAGAAATTTTTCCGGTACGATCGCCAGAGCCTTTCGGCTCCGGCTTTTTTGTGTGGAATTTTGTTTGGTTTAGTTGTACTGCTTCAGCAGAATTGCAAGGGCGGTTTCAGTTTCCGCATCCGTCGGCGGTACATCCAAGCCACGGTCGAAGTTGAAAACCGTTTCAGCATTTCGCCGCAGTGTGATCTTGGAGGCTCTGCCTTCCTCGTAGCCGTAAATGGAAGGCTCCTCATAGTGTTTCACCCAGTAGTGAAATACGCTTGTTCCAACCCGAATCGTTCCTTCTGTCCACATTGTTTTTTCCTCCTGTTTTCGTTGTTTTTGCCTCTTGGCATGATGTATATTACCATACAATTTCAAGTATAGCAAGTCATATCGGAGAAATATACTGCACATACATAACAGCTGTATTTTGTGTACTATATTTCTTCGGTACGAGCCACAGCCCCCTTGAATCAGGGGCTGTTTGGAAAGAGTGAGGAAGGTTTATCTTCCCGTCATACTTTCCCATTCAAATTCGCAGGCGTTTTCGTACTCCTCATCGAAAAGGGCATCGTCATCGATTTCCTTTTCCGTAAAGTCAATGCTGTCGATTTCCTCAAAGGTCGTTCCGTTTTCCTCGGCATCTGCCTTTGCAAGGCTTTCTGCGTTTTCCTCAACCCATGCAGTGAACTCCTCGTTGTCCATCCTGTCCTCGTTTTCAATCTCCAGTTCGTATTCGTAGTCCTCATCCACCCAGGTGATGACCGCCTTTGTGATTTCGGTTCTTTCGTTCCAGTCCGTTCTGTTTGCCATTGCTCTTGCCTTTGCGATTCCGTATGCTACCATTGTGTTTTCCTCCGTTTTTTTTGGTTGTTTTCCCTTTCGGTAACTGTATATTACCATACCTTTCGGCGTATAGCAAGCGGCTAAATGTACAGAACATAAGGCATTATTTTCGCTGTATATTTGGTGGATCTGACACTGGATAAACTTGCTTTTCTATGGTAAAATACAGTACAATGGAAAAGACATCTCGGAAAATCGCAGCCACCAACCAAGCCCCCGCACAGTTCGCCTGTGTGGGGGCTGATTTTGACTTTGGGCAGTTTTTCGGCAAGTGCTCTGAAAGCCCGCACAGGGCAAACAGGGCGGTTACATGGGGAACTTTCGGTGCATTACAGACAGGATTTTCTCCCGTTCCTCCGTGGAAACGCCGATGCTTTCCAGTGCCTGCCGAATACCGCAGTCTGGGCAAATGGGCGTTTGGTTGTCCGTTCTGGAAAGTGCCGGCACATCGGAGTAGGGTTTTCCGCAAAGTGGGCAGATTGCCGAAACTGGCTTAT